ACAAGTTAATCACATTGACCACAACCCACTTAATAATTGTGTAGAAAATTTGGAATGGTGTAGTGCAAAGTATAATTCTAATCACAAAAGAAATAACCGCAAACCCTTGTGAGAGTAAGGTTTACTTGTGCTCGAAACAAATGTTCGATAAGTGAGTATGTTGTGTGTAAAAAATGTGTATGTGTTTCTCCCTGCACCCCAAAACTTGTTCACTTTTAGATGAAAGGAGGAATTTTTATGAATAATAAATATAATTCATACATAATATGTTTAAATACTAATATAGTATATCAAGGTGTAAGAGAAGCGGAGAGAGTATTGCACATTGACCATAGTAATATTTCAAAAAATTGTAGAGGTGTAAGGAATTCAGTGAACGGATTACAATTTCAATATTTTGACCCATTAAAACATATAAATTTTAAATATTATGACCCCAGTATATAATGACCCCAGTGTGTGCGTTTTTTACCCCAATGTGTATATTAAATTTCCACCAATGTCTGTTCACTTTCGACAAAAAATTAAAATTAAATAAAAAATTTATATTACCCTGTTGAGAAAAATTTAAAAAATCTCCAGTTGCTCCAAAATCAGCACAGTTGCTCCAAATATTTTGTTTATAAAAACTTGGAGCAACCAATTCCGCACCTTGACTTGAAATTATGAAATTTATAAACATTTATAAACAGTATCATTTTGGAGCAACAATTTTGGAGCAACCTTCCCAAACCCTATGCACTAGCCCCATTGTAATGACCTTACACTTTCTAAAGTTGCTCCAAATAGTGGAATTTTAAAGTTCTCTATAGTAAAATGATTCGAGGAAGTTAAAAAAAAATACATACATATATATAAATTTTAAGAAGTATAGTATTTGGAGCAACCAAAATTTAAAGCAACCACAAAATCGCCTAATATCAAGCCTTTTGACGGTTGCTTTAACACGGTTGCTCTAAAAATTTTATACATGAAAATAATCAAAATGACCATCACTTTACCCCCTAATCTATCCCCTAATCTACCCCAGACTGTCGACCCCCCCGTACCTCCCTAACCTATAACCCAAGGTTACACCCTTGACAAAGGACAAAAAATGGTATATAATTTTCCCAAGAAAGGGGGCTATTTTATGCCAGAAATAAAAATAAAAATTGACATTTCTACTAGAGAAAAATTAAAACAGCAAGCTAAAGAAGACGACCGTTCACTCGCTAAATATTTAGAGCGTGGTTTGAAATATTTAGCAGATATACCAGGTGGATATCATACACAAACCACCACAACTGATAGTACCAACATTATTGACCTTTCGTCTTTACCAGAAGGTACTACAATTAAGACTAAGACAGCGCGTGTTCTTACACCAGAAGAAGAACGAGCCAACCGTTACGACCGCTTCCAGACACTTGCTAAACAGATACTAGGACACATCGTAACCGAGATCGAAGACTACCGTATAATGGACTACGACAGTAACAATTTATATTATAGTAAAGAGGTAGAAGAACCAATACGAGAAGGCAGTTCTATCAAATGTGTATACATCTATAACCTGCCAGAAGAAAAACAAATAGAGTATTTAGAAGAACTTAAACATTATGAAAAAAAGACCGGGGACTAACTCGTCTCCAGTCTTTTAGTAATTATTAATTCCTCATTGCAACAAAAATAAAATTAACAATTAACTTCTCGCTACTATTATTATATCACAGACCGGGAGGTACGTCAAGTCCTCTCGCTCTTTTAATTTCATATCCGTACTCACGTCCGCCCACGGCACCGTCCGCTTCGCAGCCGGAGGATTATGAATTAAATTGTGTTCACTCACAGTTACACAAACCAGATTTTCTATCACATTATTACTCTTATCCCAGTCCAAATGATGAATCACACATCCCGGGGGTACTTCCCTCCCAGCCTCATGTTCCCATATAGCCACGTGCAAGCGACCGTCTCGACCCCGAGGTACACACATAGTACCCCGTCTTCTTGTCCTGCCTATACTTACGCCCCATATACATAACTTGGTCCACGCGGGTACGCACTTCACGCCTCTTATTATTGTTCAACATATCACCAATCATAATAACGTCCTCCTGCTTCTATAATTTTTCATTTTACAAGCGTTGCTACAATATTTTGCATTATGAGCTTTACTTTTGAATTTAGTACCACATTCTTCACATATTTTGATGAATTCTGTATTCATAGTCCACCCAGCAATTCTACCTAATGCTAAATTTTTTATATATTTATCTTTGTGTCTTGTCATGTGTTCACTTTGTGTTAATATTTCTAAATTTTCTAATCTATTATCATCTTTATCCTCATTTATATGATGTATTACTAACCCTTTTAAGTCTTCATCTGTTAACCCTAATTTTTGTTTTATTACTTCTCGATGTAAATATTTTTTACGACCATTGGTTTTATTTACCCAATGACCATCTTCACTTCTATGAAAACAAGTAATACTACCATCTTCATTAACTAATATTTTCGTTTTTCCTTCTTCCATTCTCTTTCGCACATCGTCTCTTATCTTTATGCCTATATAGCCTAGATCTCGTCCATTCTGTAATTCCTGTTCAGTTCTCTTCTTTCGCTGTTTTAATATCCATAATCTTGTAGTCTCTTTTTTTCGCTTTTTGCTTTCTTCACTTCTTATATGTTTTTCCCAATACGCACGATATAACTTTTCTTTTTCTTTGTCCTTAAAAGCCATAAAATCAATCCTCCTATTAAAAAATACAAAGGACGCTTAATCCACCCTTTGTATAACTATATCATAAAAATACTAATGTGTCAATAAAATATTATAATAATCTTCGTTTACTTCCCGTAACAGTTCTACCTTCCCATAAGTCAAAAGTGGCGTAACGGGTGGCATCCAAACTGTGGTCATTAACAGACGGAAACTCTTGAATGATTATATCTTTACCGTTTATATCTCTACGTGGAAACTCAGCTCCTATAAATTCTGCCCAAGCAAATGGACACTGTTCACTATCTATCCAAACCTTTTTTAAATCACCATAACCTCCGGTTAAAAACTGATAACTAACATCTCTCGAACCACTCGCCTTTTTAACGGGGTATATATTTAATCCCTTAGCTCTCAATCCGTCTATAATTCTATTACCAATTTCTGAATTTATCAGTGAAGAGGAAGTTACCCCATGTCCTATTTTTTTCGCTAATTCACCACCACGTCTGTCTAAAACTTCTTTGATGTGTTCATATATACCTTCTTCTGACCAACCAATTCCCGCACATTCATCTACTATCCATAATGTTTTTGTAATTTTATTATATGCACATACAATAAAAACACAAGGATCAGGCCTAAATCCGGTAATCCGCACCACAAAACCATCTCCAGTTACTCCCTGAAGATAGTGCCCAGTTTTCTTTTGCGTCCCAATCTATATCACTCACCTTCATAGGTTCTAAATTAGGGAACACCATGGTAGCCGGGTCACCGACCTCTCCCATAATAATATGTTTCCACTCTTGTAGATTATCTTCACGCATAGCTTCAGCCATATCATAAACCTGTTCAGGTACGATACCTCTGGGTATGTCATATAAATTTACATGTTTGAAATACACCTTCTCCTTCACGGCTTTTTCAGACCCGTCACTTTCAGTTATCATTTCACGTGTGTTATTCCAGCCTACATTTAGCCAGTGTGAAGGACTAAACGGCGTATTATATGTGAATATTGTTTCAAATATGTCTCCACCACGATATAATGATAGTAATACTTGGTCAACGTCATGCTTACTTAAAAATTGGTCAGCCTCTTCAAACCATATTAGCCTACAGTAACCACCAGGCCACTTAATAGATTTAACCTTTCCGTAGTCTTCAGCAGTGTTCAAGTTAGCAAATTTTATTACAGTTTTAGTCCCCTTTAATCTGATTTCCATAGGGTTAGTAAGCATTTGCCACTTATCTTCAACTCCTAAATTTATTATAGCATTAGCGATTTCAGCATATACAGAAGTCTTTAAGGTGTTTGAATATTTACGCAATGCTAAACAACAGGCCCAGGGATCACCCTCTTTGTGAACAGAAGCCAGCTGCATAAGAGTTAAAATTATATGATGTGCTGCCCAATAAGATTTACCAGAGAAACGTCCACCACGTAAGAACAGCTTACGACTTCGCTCTAATTGGTCTCCTATTCCGTCTTCAACTAAGTCCCAGTAGTTAGGCAATATAATGTCACTTATCTTCCTCTTCGACATCCGTCTCCTCCTCTACTTCACGTTTTGATTTATATTCACCTCTATATAAGTCATTAACAAATGTGATACCTTCAATATTACTACTAGCATACATACCTGTATACATTTCTATAGCCTTTAATCTATCTGCGTCACGTGCATTTTTATCTTTTATAATACTACTTAATATGGCTTTAATACTTTCGTCGTCAACTAAACTATAATCTTGCGCTCTGTATTTCTCGATTACAGATTGAACTTGCTTCCAACCTAATAAGTTTTGTTTTTCTATACTAAGTGAGGTCGGGTCTAAATTACCTCCCATTTGGTCGTCTAAATATATGATTTCAGCAACAGTACGTACATATTCGTCTTGCAATAACCACACTGCGTCTTTACACTCATTTAACCAAATAGGTTTTAACTTTTTATAAATATTATTTACAGATTGTTTATATCTTTCATCATCAGTGTACCTGTCTCCACGTAAAAAACCTTCTAAGGTCTTACCTATATCTACTTCTTCTTTCTTTTTGCCTCTTGGCATATTACCACCTCCAATTCCAAATCATACAACTAAAATATCCTACTGCAAAATGAACCATATAAACCCAGTAGTCTTTCGTACCAATGTCTTTTAAAAACGCACTGACAAATCCACCAACAAAACTTAATATTACAAACATTATGAATTTTATTATAAAATTTTTCATCATTGCATTGCCTCCTCTTCTCCTTGTTCACTTTGTGTTTTAAAATTAGGCGAGCTATTACTTCTCGCCTTCTGCATCTGCCCCAATTAATATTTTATTTAAACTCATACCTTTGTCATTTTTCTTTTTCTTCATTAGGACTTTATAACCCTTGTCTTGCATAGTCATTATAGCTTTATTAAGATTTCTAGCAAATGTCCTTTCATTCATCATAGCGTCACCTGTTGCCATTTCATTATGCCAGTCTTGATATTCTAAATATAAATCTTTTGTCCAAATACTTTCTTTACGTTCAGTTATATACCATTCTAAGAATCCTGTCAATTCTGCGTCAAAGCCTCCTGAGAATGTACCTTCCATTTTTTCCTTCATACCTTCACTATCTTCTAGTTTTAATAAGCCCATGCGCCAATCCATATACATATATCTCGCTTTATTTGCGAACCACGCTAAGCTTCCGTCTTCTAGGCTTTTTAACACACCACTTTCTTTTGTGTGCATATTCATTACTCTTGAGCCTCTATCACCAAATGAGCTTTCTTTCATTCTGTATTCAGCAACCGCTACTTTATCTGCCACATTTAAAACTAATTTGTGTTGCAAGTCTGTATCTTTTACGTCGTCTGGTACGTGAAATTCAGTAGGTAGTATTTTTACTCTACGTTTCATACCTTCTGATTTATCATATAGTTCAAATTCTGCATTAGTACAAGCAATAATCTGAGGTAATACTTCTAGTTTTCGTTTAGGTTTGAATTTTTCATTTATCAAAACTGTATCTGTACCCGTGATAGCACCTTTTATATAACTAAATGCTTCACGATTATATAATCTAGGCATATCATCAATTACACATAATATACCTTTATCTAAATCTTCACCCCAAAACTTATCTTGTGGATTAGAGTCAAATATTTTACTTTCATTAAACATTTCGTCTCCTAAACACAATCTAATTAAGCTTGTGTATAAACTCTTTCCGTTTTGTCCTCCACCTGCCATAACAATTATTTTTTGAAGACTATTGGCGGGTATCATACTAGCCCCAGCAATAACCCAAAGCCAATCTTGAACAAGAGGCTGTGGTATTCCTCTTGAGTTTCTTGATAACTGAGAAATAAATCCAGTGATTTGTTTTCCCAAGTCCTCTTTGTGTTCTTCTACCCATTCACGGCTGTACCAGTTCCAAGGTAACACTACATCTGTAGGAGGTCTAGTACCAAGCCACGAAAAGTCATAAGCGTCTTCTGTTATGCAAGATAATACTTTATTTTTTACTATTATATATACGTCACTACGTTTTATTGTTTTGTTACTTTCCGCACACATTTGCATTAACTGCACCTCCACTTCTTTGAAATACGCGTCTTTAAAATTCTGCTCACTATATTTTCTTAACTCATGTCTGGGTACGGTTAAGTCCGTCTTATATTCATACGGTCCGTCTACGTCTTTATAAAATAATTTTTTGAATAAACCATCATCTCCTGCACCATTGCCGTAAAATTCAAACTTTTTGAACAAGTACTCTGCAGCACGTCTTTCATCTATCTTATCTGTCTTTTTCTTTCCTAATTTAATCCGGCGGCGCTCATCTTCTTTATATTCGTATCCATTACTTGTAAGAGTTGCTTTATAGTCTGACCAACGGTCTTCTAAATCACCAAATAAATCACTATCAGACATTGCCGTACCAATCTTTACTAGGTATTTATCGTGTATAGCTGTTATTAAAGTTTTAAATTCATCTAACTCAAAACCATTACTAAGAGCAAACATTCCACACTTTGAAAATATATGGTCATGGCGACCGCCGTCACTCATTTTCATTAACTGCGTAAATGGTGTGTCCGTAAGAGTATACTCACTTCCTCCAGGGTGTCCTTTTTTATGAAGGTCCGCCTCTTTTAATTTACCCCAAAGCCAGTAAGGTAAAATATCAAGAGTGTCTACATCTACACTTTTGGCTAAGATTACTTCACTTATATCCCAGCTACATCTCTCTTCACGGTCCATCCCACATACTCTAAGTATTTGAACAGAACCAGGACCTTTAGTGTCAAATTTATAACCAAACCAATTAGTAGCACCAGTCATTTCTTTTTTATAGAATTCAGGCTTTCTAAATAGAAAATGATAACCGTGAGTAGTTTCAAGAACTAGACATCTTAAACCAGAGTGTAATATTATTTCACGCATTTCATCTGCTTCTTCTGCATTATCAAAATCTATAAACATACAATCATCTGGTACGACACGTGCAAAATTTAAATGATCATCACTTTCAATCTGTTCATACGTCAATGTCTTTTTTCTTCTTGGTACTTTGCTATCTTTATATAATTTTATTTGTGTAGGGTCTCCTGCTCTAAATTTATCTGCGTTGAATCCGTAAGGTGTTTCTGGCAATTCGCAAAATGTAAACTCTACAAATTTACTCATTACAATACACCTCCGTCTGTTAAAATTTTGAATGTTTCTATTATATATTTAATTATATCTTGCTCAAATATAGTTAAGTCTTTATATCTACTATAAATTTGATTTATTTCAGCCATCAAAATAAGACGAAAGTCAGTTTCATCTGCTCCTTCTCGCTCACGGATACTGTTCAGTTCCGATACGATTGTGGTCACAGCAAATCTTCTCTTCGCCCTATCATAAGAGTCCTCCCCTCTTTTTACATAGTCGGCTACAACATACCAAAGTCCATTGGGGATTTTCTCTGTATTCTTTCCTAATTCAAAATCAAGTTTAGTTATCTTTAACATTCTACATTCCTACCTTTCTACCTACTACTCTCTATTTTTCTAAATACGTTTTTTCGCATTTATACACACGCTCGTCTGTTACATACGTATCGAAAAATTTATCATAATATTCGTCATTTTTGTCACACAAGATTACGTCAGCGTTGTTCACTGCTCGAAGTAAACTTCCTGATCCAGCAAAAAAATCTCCAATGACATAACCATCGTGGTCTTTATCACTAAGCCAAACCAAATGCTCTAATAATTCTCTTGGTTTTTGTGAAGGATGACACAATTTATCTTTTTTATAATTACCTTGTGGTTTTGTAAATTTAAGTACACTGCTTTTGTCCCATAAACCTGCTTCTTTATTTAATCTAGGATTACCTTTTCTTACTACTATAATAGGTGTTATGTCATAGCAGAAATCTCCGGATATACTGCTTACCATGTTAGGTTGTTGCCAAAATACAACTCTATTAACGTCAAAAATTTGATAAGCCAAATATAAATATTTCATACTCCAGAATATAAACATAAAACTGTCATCAACTAATTTTTTATGAGCTTTGCAATACCATTTATAGCAGGTTTCTCGATAGTCTTCTAGTTTTTGTTGTTCTTCCCATGGTATAGCAATTTCAAATCTAGGGGTGACAATTCCTTTTTCTAAATCACTTTCACTAGGTGAAACTCGTGCCGTATATCTTGAATGAAATACTGCTGCTCCATTTTTGTTCTTCATATTACCAGTTAAAACATTGTAAGGTGGGTCTAATATCCATAAGTCAACACTTTCATCTGGGATAGTGTCTAACCAGTCCATACAATCACCTTTGGTAAATATTCTGTCACTCATATATACACCTCTTTTTATTCAAATTTCAAATCCATTTTAATATTAACGTAATCAACTATGTTATTTAAATTAGGTTCTATTTGTCTCCATATATCAACTTTTTCACAGCATTCGTCACTATGTAAGTCTGATACAAAAAATTCACATTCAGTTTTACTCCAATAATCATACATAAGCGTTGTTTTTAAATATTCTCTTAATATACTTTTATTATACACACGTCCGCTTCTAACTTCTTTTGCTATATCTTCTTTTCTCCATTCTAATATATTATAGTTAATTACTTTTTTAGAATTAGAATCCCAACGTAATACATACCATTCCAGATTAACATTTTTTATTTTCATAATACTATCGGCTCCCTTATGATACCCTGTTTCTTTTTTTCTTTTAATTTTTCTGCTTCTGCAATTTCTCTAAAATGTTTATTCCATAATTCTAATATGGCGTTACCTAGTTTTTTATCTATCGCAAATTTAAACCAACGATAGCCGGTTTTTGTTAAACTCAAACACCTTAATTCTTCTATCTTTTTAGCTATTTCTCTTTCTTCTTTATTACCTTTTAATAACATCATATAATATAATTGAAGCTGACATTCGGTCGACCACTCGTCAAGATTACTACTTGTTTTCCAATCTATCATACAATACTTGCCATTAACTACTGCAATACAATCTATGATACCTTTGACACCTAATTTTTTATTTATTATTTTATGTTCTGTATATAAAGGACAAATATCCCATTCAATTCTCTCGTCTAACCATTCTTTCCAAACAGTTTCATAAACAGCATATTCTAGTCCAAGGTGTGGTTCAGCTTCGTCTTCTTTTTTGAAACGCATATTATACCAGTTAAGCCATTCTTCAATGTATTTATGTACTGCTGTGCCACGTTCGCCGGCAGCC